TTTTCTTAAAGCTGTAGCCCAGTTAGGTAACTCAGCCCCACCTCTAGGTGCCATATAATCCCATAGATTCGCATCTACATGGCTAGGTCTTTCACCTGAATAGGGATCATATACTTGTCCATGCCCTGTACCACCTAGCATGGGATGATACCACATTTGTCTCTTTCTTGTTAAGCTGGCGAATGGATTAGGTTTACCAAAAGCACCATAGTCAATATCACCATTGGCATCGTCATCATCTGTATCTTCTGAAGGCATTACACAAGAACCACCATCCCATGTGCCACCAGCTTGTTCGCATCTATATATCTCGGCAGAATCATCCCTGTCATCATCAGGGTCTCTAAGGTCTAACTCTGAATTAATTAGATTATTCAACCTGCTATCAAGGTCTAGGTTAAATATGTCAGCAATTTTAGATGGGCCAGCCTGCTCTCTAGTAACAACCCTTCGCTTCTCATTTTCTGTTAGTGTATTCCAAGCATGATTCGGATCAGAGAATCTTTGGTCATAGGCGTGAGCCATAGCTAGGTTCATATCACCAGTATAGTCATAACCAGCATCTCTTTTAGTTGAACCAGTACCCCATTCTGCAGCAAGATCATCTTCCGTTAAACCCGTCATGTCAGAATAATCCATCATTCCGCCACCAGTAAAACCAGACTGATTACCAACGTCAAGAAGGCCTCCACCATAGTCATAGTCGCCCATATAGTCATCTTCTGCTATGTCAGCAAGAAGTCCACCCCCTACGCCTCCCGCATACGCATCATCAGCAAAGTCAAAACCGGGGCCGGGCCTACTAGCACCACCACCTAAGCCTGTCCCAGCTACTCTGCCTACAGGATCGCCAGCAAAGTTACGACCACTAGCAATACCACCTACGGCAGCATTCATTTCAGCTTCTTCAGCCATTTCAGCTTCAGCCATAGCATCCATAGCATCAGCTTCGGCTGCTTCTGCTTCTACCGCAGCCTCAATTTCAGCTTCTATCGCAGCATCTTCAGGTCCACCTGAACCCCAAGCCATTAGTAGTACGCCTTGCCCGGCATTCTACGGGGTACTGGGGGTCCAGCTTGAGGTCGTCCACCCATCCCGCCGGGCATTCCGCGACCACCGCCCCAATAACCACTGCCACCCATAGATGGGTCATCTCGACCACCGGATACAAACCCCGGTCGTCCAACAAAACCACCCATTCCAGCAGGTGGGCCTCCTTGAAATCGTGGGGGCATATTTGGAAATGCACCTATCGGGCCAGCCATACCTTCAGGTCCGCCACCAGCCCATACACCGCCCCCACCGGGAAACTGTTGCCACGGGTTAGGGCCTCCGGGTCGTACCATATCCTGTGGGCCACGCATACCCGGATGGCCTCGTCCAGCACCGATACCTACGGCACCACCCATACCACCATCCCATTCATCGTACGGGCCACGCTGACCGCCAAACCCTCCACCGGGTCCACCAATCGCTCCTCGCGGTCCTCCAAATCCTTGCGGTCCGCCCATCATTCCTCCCATTGGCATTCTCATAACATATCTCCCTACAGTTTATTCCATGTGTTGTTAAAATAAGCGTAAATCCCCTCTCCAGTACCTCCGGGGTTCCATTTAGTTCCATCAGCATACCTTATATCACCGTCACGTTTTTTAGGAGGTGCTACAAATGTAGGCTCAAGTCTGAAAGTATCTAAGTTAAATACTACATCACCTAGTTTGTTTAGTTCAGAAAATAGATAATCTGGTAGTTGATCTGGTGTAACAGGGGCTGGATTAGGACTCCACCTGTTTACACTCTTTATATTCTTAGATGGGGCGTTAGCCATTACTGCATCCTGCCACCACGCTTACCTCTTGGCTGAACCTCAAAAGCTAAACTATGTAGCTTCCAATCAAAGTCTCCTGTAGACTCTATCTTTACTCCAAAGAATTTTCCAGTAACTCTGCATGAAACCTTAGACTGGGAGTTGGGGTTGAATAAAACTGGACCTTCCCAAGTAATAGCCCCTTCCGTAGACATCTGATGACCAACATAAAAATTAACAGAATTATCTCCAGATACTTCCATTTCAGGATAAACGGCGGATACAAATTTTAACTCTGAAGGATTGTCAAGATCGTATCCTGACCGCTCTATGTAAGATGTCATATCGGCAGTATCGTTCTTGTTTCCTAGATTATCTCTATATATCTTTGTATTAGTAACATCTGCAAATATTAAATTCTCTGCAACATTATCATAGTTTCCTGTACCCCATGCGCCAGACCCTGTATCCCATGTACCAGTGATAGTTGTCCATGTTGTAGCAGCAGATATAGCTACAATACCTGAATTAATATGGGAAGTATCTGGTAAGTCTCGCAAGCTGAATGTTCCTGTTTTCCAATTCCATATAACAGCTTTATTTACTTCATCTGAACTACCAGCTGGGTAACAGGCAAGCATCTCATTTCTTACATAATCTGCTGCAACAAAGCATTTCTTATAGTTGTCATTAGCCCCATTAAGGTTATCAAAGACTGTGCGTCTTAGTTTCTCTGGTAAAAGGGCTTTCACACTTTGTCCATTACAAACATAAAAGTCTGAGTTACCTATAAAGAAATGACCACCATCAAACTCAGCTAAAGCATTCTTTGTTAAACAACCTATAGTCGGGCTAAGAAGTTTGAATGAAAATATGTAAGGAGTTCCAACATAGTTCATAATGTATATAGCATCATTCTTGTAGATTAAAAATGAATCGCCAAATGCCATGCCATCTATGATATCCCCCGGAGTATCCGCTAACTGGTACTCGCCAGCATCTAGGGTAGCATCACTCTCATCCCATGTTACAGGGGGAGAGCCAAAGGAAGCCTCTGTAGACCACTTTACCATCCTTGTTTCTTCTATCGCACTTCTAGTCCAATTTAAACCAACAAGGAAAGTTCTAAAAGACCTTATAATTTTACACTTGTCGCCAAAGGGCCAGTTCCTGATTTCTCTAAAGGGTACGGTTAACTCAGGAATTGCACTTGCATTTAAAGGCCATGTCTGAACCCCATCAGAACCATTAGTAGCTACAACAAGACCATTAAGATTGGTAGCTTGCCACCGATTAGTTTTTAAATTAGCACTATAGTCATCATCAGCAGTAGATGTCGCTCCCTCAGGAGTAACTACAGCTGAATTTGGATGGTCGCTAGATAAAGTACCAGTTAAAGTTATAACTCCAGTACCAGTATCCCTAGCAGAATAAGTTAGTTTTTCGTATGCATTAGTAGTAGCTGAAGATGTATCCTCGTTCCCTATAAGAAGAGTTCCCGTAGTGGGAAGGGCTGTTAAAGCTGCACCAGTAGCCACAGTAATTGAACCATCACCAGATGAAACTCCGCCATTAAGAGTCATAGTAGCTTGTCTTGTTACATCAGTCCAAGTAGAGCCATTCCAGACAGCTATATCTGTAGCCCCATAAGCAATCCAATAGTAAGTGTTCGCATTGTCTAAAAAAGATTGAAGGTAATAGGGGGCAAAAGGAACTGTAGCCATAACAGCCTCATACCCAGCTACCTTCTTTACACCGTTGTCAAGAAACCTTACATTGTTCCCACCAGACCACGCATTAGGTGGAAGATTATAAGGTGGAATGTCTTGTATTATCCCTACCTGACCTACATTAGTAATAGGTATAAGAGCCATTATGCTGGTGGGGTAGGCCAAGTAATGTTGAAGGGGTCTGGCTGGGTTGTTATATCCCTAAGAGCCTGACGGTATGTTTCCCATTCAGATTTCTTTTCTGGTGTAATTGGAACATCGTCTAACCTAGTCCAATCACATGACAGTAGCTTCTTATCTCTCTCCCCTCTAACAACCTTCCATTCTTCTACATCCTTTCCAGCCTCTACTTGGCTCCAAGAAGGTTTTTTTGCTGGATCATTGAACACAACATTACTATTGTAGTCATTTTCATTGTCTACCACGCCATAGATAGAAAACCCTACATCTGGAGATAGTGACCATAGGATGTTACTTAACGCTACACTGTTCATTCTTCAACCTCCATAACGGACATAACTCCAGTACAAAAAGTAGTCCCTCCGGCAGCAGCAGTAGGTGTTTTTGTCCAAATATCAAACGTATTGTTACCACTTGTCCCATCCGGGCATTGAGCAGCAGTAACCTTCCAAAGATGAGAAAATCCAAACCCTATCTCCGCTGAAGAAGATACACTAAACCCGTCATCTTTCATATCTGCTATAAATATATTAGCGGTAGAGCCTGATATTATAGTACCTGAAGAATTTGATAATTGAATATAAGTATACTGATGATTGCTTCCCCCGTCCCATGCTGTAAACATATCCGCCATCCCATGAACTGTTATATATAAAGTGCTTGTTGCACTAACCTTGTCATGAGTGATGGTCCACGCAGTATCAGCATAAGTATCTGATCTAATTGTGGAGCTAGTAGCTTGAGCGGTTGTAGTAAACTTTACTATAGGAACAGTAGCTGTAGCAGCGTTCGGTATTGTATTCTTTAGTACAGTCTTTATAAGCCGTATATGCTCATCTCCCTGCGAGATATTATCTGATCCCGTAGGGTTGCTAGTTACTAACCCATCAATGTATGTTGCGCTTTCTAATGCCATAGTTTAACTCCAGCCTAATGATACTGCTTGGATTCGTGTTGTCTTGCTTACGCTTTGGTTCAATGTTTTTATGCGGTAGGCCATATTGTAAGGTGCGGTTATTGTGCTTGAGATGGTTACATCGTGCGATGTCGCTATGTTGTGTGAGCCTGTGCTACCTTCAGAAGCCAATGCTAACGCTGTCCAAGTGCTGCCACCGTCCGCGCTTATTTCTGCGGTAAGGTCTGTGTCTAGGGTTGTCGTTCCAGCGCCGTTGGTATAGGTTAATACAATATCTCCTTTGGTTGGTGCGGCTTGTGCAGCGGTTGTATTGGATACTAAAGTCATGTTTCCAGCCGTAGTAGCAGTAGTTAATCTTCTTATAATTACGATACCAGAACCG